CTCACCAAAGAGATTGGTGAGAAATGTGGAAGAATCCACTTCCACCTGTACGTCGAGTTCAACGATGCCGTTGACATGAGCGTACTTAAGACAATCTTTGATTGTCGAACGGCCAACTGCCAAGTTCGTAAGGGTACTCAAAAGCAGGCCTTCGTGTATTGCACGAAAAAGAGGACCCGCTTCCCGGGCTTCCAGCCCGTCATCTTCGGCGCTCCGAAGATGCAAGGTAAGAGATCGGACCTCGATTGGATAGTCGAGTCCATCTCGCAAGGAGCTACGAAACTCGAGCTCCTCAGGTATGGCGGAGGCAACGTCCTTCGTCATATCAACATGGTTAACACCGCCCAGAAGGCCTTCCTCGGATTGGACTTCGTCGACAATGTTCTGATCGCTCAGCGATCCAGGAACATCACAGGAGACGCGGCCTCAGCCGGGCCAATCACCCTCGAGGAAGCCGTAGCGTCAGCGAAGGACCATGAGCGAAGCGCTGGGTTGTTTTCGAAGTTCACGAGAAAACCGCAACCGAGTAAGACTCTGCAAGAGGCCTTACTCTCGGTGAGACCCGGTGTCAAACCACTTGAGGTTCCTACTTCCTCCAAGCCTGTTAAGGCGGAGAAAAAGAAGAAGGATCCCCTGACCCTCCTTAAAGAATATAAACGCTTTTCCAAAGCGGATATTGAATCTATCGTCAAGCGCATCTCCGAGGCGCTGAAACTGTACTGTGCTACAAAGCACCTAATCAAGCCCGGATGTTCCGGCTTTGACGACATCGACGGCGTTGATTTCATTATGGCTGCCCATAACTTCCTGGATCGTTCTTTTCGCATGTCAATTGCTGAGACGATCCCCACACACAGCCCAGCATTTAGCGAGATTTGTCAGAAAATTATCGCGTGCGCTGGAAATTCATTCGATGATATCCTCATCGATCACCTCGAGGCGAATGGATACCAATCCAAAGCCATCTTAAAACACATCGAGGAGTATGAGGCTCCCCTCCCTCCTGATGCACTTTCGGCCTTTCGAGAATCTGATGAAGAAACGGCTCCGTACCACCCTGAATTTGGTCCCATGACAAATTCTGATGAGTTTACCGAATCACCCTAAACTTTAATTTATATTTATATAAAATGTACGCAAACTCTAGAAAGAGAAAATCTCAACCCGTTCGTCGTGCTCCCGCACGTCGTACGAACATTATGGCGGTCAAGTCTCGCGAAGCCGCCCAATTGGACAGAAAGTTTCGTGGCCAGGGTGCCTACACACTTTCTAACGGCCCTTGGGCCAATCGAGGCGCTGGCCTCGGGTCTGCCATCGGGCAGTACTACGGCGGCCCTGTCGGAGCTTCGATCGGCAGCTGGCTCGGCCGACGGGCATTACACTATCCTGCGAAGCTTTTCGGTTCCGGATCGTACACGCAAGTCGATTCCGGGGTCACACAAATGGCTCCCCAAGTCCCTACCTTTGTAAAAGGAAATTCTGACGATTCAGTCGTCATCACACATCGTGAATACCTTGGTGATATCATCACCTCAGGCACCGCAGGTGCATTTGACATTCAGTCATATGGACTCAATCCATCTGAAGTCAACACCTTCCCTTGGCTGTCGAATATCGTCCAGCCAAATTATCAGCAATACAAGTTCGAAGGCCTTATCTTCGAATACAAATCCTTTTCTGCTGACGCGCTGAACAGTACAAACACGGCACTTGGTTCCGTATTCGCTTGTATCAATTATGACTACACCGATCAAGACTTGGCTTCACGTTACGAAGTAGAGAACACTGACTGGTCATCGAGCTGTAAACCGTCGGAGCACATGATGATTCCGGTTGAATGTAAAGCTCGTCAGACTAGCATGAATGGCCTATTGTATGTTATCAATGGCAACACTATTCCTCCGAACACGGATCCCAAGACTTACTACCTCGGTAAGCTATGGGTGGGAACTACTGGCTTCCAGGGAACTAACGTTAATATCGGCTCACTTTATGTTACGTATAAGATTCGTCTTTACAAACCGGTCATGACATCACCCGCTTCCGGTTCCTTGATGACCCTCATGACTCGCTCTTCTGCAACTGTGGCCGCTCCTTTCGGTGTCTCTACTGATACAACCGATTTGTACTGCGATAGCTGGGGCGTTAGAATAAATTCTGCAGGTACTGAACTACGTATAGATAAGAAACGTCTAGTCGTCGGTCAGGTTTTCGTCCTGATGTTCTACTACGTTGGTTCTGCTACTGCAAACGTCTCGCGACCCAATTTCTCAATTGTGGGAGCATCAAACTACAACATAGCGAATGGTGGTGGTAACAACCTTGAAGCGGCTCCTACTCCCAACGTCAACACTGGTTCAACTGTGTTGGCATACAACTTCTTCCTTAAGGTTACTGACAATCGTCAAGACCTTACCCTTTCAGGAACAGCGACTGGCCTTTTGCCTACAGGCGCCAACGTCTACATCAAACTCTTCCAAATTTGTGGTGTCTCGCCACAAAACATTGGAGTTTACACCCCCTAATTTAAAATATACATATATATTTTTGATGTCAAGCGTAGACCGGCGAAGCACCTTATACGCGCTTTCCCGGACGCGAAGCGTCCGTGACATCATCTCTTTGCGGTAAAGTTTTAACATGTACCGTCGTACCCGGCACGACAGCTGACCGGTAGCGGCGGACTCGCAACAGCTGTTGCTGTCTGGAACAGGCTTTGGGTATGGTTTTAGTGGTTGCTAGTATTACCAACCACTTCCGTACCCACACCAAAAAAGATGGTACACTCACTTTTTTGCACTTTTTTCGGATTTTTTTTTTTTCTTATCAAGAAAAATTTTTTTTTGGCACATAAAATGTCCAAACCACAAAAAATCACTTCGGAAGATTCCATTGAATCTGACTCCGTTTCCAGTGAAACGTCCGTCCATCGCCTTCCCGAATACGGGAGCGATGAATATTTCAGCGAGCTCGTCGAGCATTCCACAGACGCTGAACTTGACCAAGTTCTCTTTGAAGACGTCGCAGACGACGGAAAAAAGCGTCTACGTCATCGAAACTGGTTCATTACCTATTGGGTAGATGATTGGAATCCAGATTTCGCAAAAATCGGCGAAAGACTTGCTTTTGCCGTACTCACCAAAGAGATTGGTGAGAAATGTGGAAGAATCCACTTCCACCTGTACGTCGAGTTCAACGATGCCGTTGACATGAGCGTACTTAAGACAATCTTTGATTGTCGAACGGCCAACTGCCAAGTTC